TCACTGACCAGCTGGTGATCAAACTTCCATTTAGATGGATTCGACTTCAAACCTTTGCCTAATACGCTAAACTCTCTTTCTGTATCTTGAAATCGAGTAACCATCCAAGCTATACCGGTATAGAGTTTTCTATAACCCACCTCAGCTATAACACGAGCAACCAATTCTATCTTGGCCATAGCAGCCTGCTCAACACCTTCAAATCGTGTGGCTGTCTCTTTGCCTATCTGATCTGCGTTAAGTCCCTGCGAGGCCATCTGAGTGCCAACGGCGGCCGCTTTAAGCTGATCCATGTGTTGTAACAACAATAAGGATTCTTGAGCGATTGACGGAACAGCAAAAGGAAATACGTTTTGCCCAGGGTTTGTTTCGCCTTTCACCCTAACAACGCCGCCGATCTTGTCAGACAACACATCATCTAGATTTACATTTGCATTGACGCCAAATTTAGGATTATTAACCATGTATCCATTGTCAAGCATTTGCCTTTGTAGAGCCGTCTTGATTGCAGCGGTCTTTGTGACCTGTTCAGCTCTTCCTTGACCTATGGCTTTATGAGGCATTAGCAATGCTGAAGACATAGCATAAGGCACGTGATCAAATGCTTCGTTCACCAATATAACGTCGCCAGATCTCTGAATATGACGGCGCTCTGCTATTCCATCACCATCAAAGTCTACCTTTACATATAGATCCTGGATTTGTACTAACTCATTGGCCCACTGTCTAAACGCTTCCTGATCATCATCGCCTCCTTCATCTTCAAAGCGGATCTGATTCATTGTTGATCTGTCGTTAGGGTCTGAGCTTACTTGTGATAACTGAGAAACTTCTTTTCTACTAAAACCTTCAGCTAAAAGTTCACCTCTGGTTTTAGAAACCTCATCACCAACTAGAATAGCCTCATCAATATCAGAACTGTTTTGAGATAGTAAGAATGATTCAGTAGGGACGCCGATTATCTTTATTTCTTGGCGCTCGATAGTTACTTTAAACGTAATATCAAACTCACCTGTTTCTACCTGCTGATCCTGCTGTGTGATTTCTACCGTCCGGGCTCCTGATCCTTGCTTGAGCGAATCAAATATCTCTTGCAGCTCAAACTGATCCACACCTTTAAATGAATGCTCTTCTGTATTCTTTGTTTCCTCAAAGAAGTACTTTAGAACACCCATCTTTTGGATTAGATTGTCTTTTAAGAAACCATGCTGAACACGGAAAGAATCTTGCTGGCCTCTGATCAACCAATCAACGTAGGCGGATTTCTCTTCTGCTTCTTCAACTTCATCTTGATTAGAAGGATTTGTAGGCTGAAACTTCATGATAGGCCCAGAACCCAAAAAAGTCCTAACCAGTGACGGCATGTCAGATTCAACAGTATCTTTTACATCATTAGCAACAACGCTAGATCTACCTGGAACTTCATTGCCGTAAAGCTCACCTTTATATCTACGTAGTAGCTCTTCATTCTCAGAAATAAACCTGTCTTTATTTGAAACAGCATCATTTACCATTCCGCCCAAGACCGTTAGCAATTCATGCTCTTTCATTTTTGCCATGTTATATGATTCCTGCTGGCCCGTTATAATCGAGAGTTTCCCATTCTTTAATGATATCAGGTTTGATCTCTGCCATCATCATACTATCAAACATGCCCGGCGAGGGTAATTCGTAGGGCTTTTTCTTCATATCCTGTTTCGATACTAATTGTATCTTACCATCACCCCGCATCTTTCTTGGTATCTTGCATACTTCAGCGCGTATGCTATCAATATCATTACCATCAGAGCAAATAGATATCATTTCATCAGGGTCAGTATAGACACCCTTTTCTATTGCTCTCCATGTCTTGTAAAACCTATCTCTAAGCCTCCAAGCATATTGCGCTCTTAGATTTACAAACGTCTCTTTATTAGTCTTAGGCTTCTGCTTCTCGTTAGTGCCTTCACCTAATTGATATGGCTTATCTGGATCTTCTGCAGCTCCACCACCATCAAACATCTGATATGTTATCTTCTTGCCTGTAAGTGAATCAGATGCCTGCTTTCTCAGAGATACACCCATCCCGCCGCCATCCCAGACCACATCATCTGAATCGTTATTTATGGCTTCGCTGGTAAATTCATCAAAACCATCATTAACATCTTTTGTTTTTATTTCACATATCTTAGTAAATACAGAGCCATGTCTAACTGCAATCCCTTTGTTATCACCACCATCAGACGGATCGTGTGATGTTACCTTTCTTCCCTCTGGTTTAAATCCTAATTTCAAATGCGCATCTATCGCAGCATCGAACCACTCAACTGGAATAATTGCGTTCTCAACTTCGTCATAATAGTCACCCTCCCAAATATGGCGATACTCTTGATAAGACAGGTTTTCTAGATCATCCTGCCGCTCTTGCTCAAGCTCTGGAGGAAACCATGGGTTTTCATCCCAGTTAACTTGAACAACCATAACAAGGTCGTCTTCATAGAACCCGCACCTTGCCAACTCTCTTTCTGCGCGCTTTAGATACTTCTTGGCAATAGCATCCTTACAAGAACCCCTGTTCATTGTTATCCAGATTTCTGGCGGGTTCTCATCTTCGTTGTTTGCTGATGCTGTAGATCGTATTGATGGGGTCAGTACCTTCAGGCTGTTATCAGAAACACTTTCACCTTCCTCAATCCAAAGTCGTTTGACTCCGGCCAGTGATTTAAGGCTCGTTATGTTTCTTGCTAGCCCTTTATAGAATATCTCTCCGCCGTTCTTTGTGCGTATCTCAGTAGCCAAAGACTCAAACCCTTCTAGCCCGAGCCTTTCTATTTCTTCTTTTAGGTTTTGATGGACGGAATCATCAATAGAGTTCTGAAATTCACGAGCTGCACATATCCTCTCGCCTTGGTCAGCGAACATAAGCATTATGTCACCGAAGGCAGTACTCTTTGCACTACCTCGGCCACCAACAGCAATCTTTACCCTTTTTGGAGTTGTTATTAAAGGAAGGAGCTTTTCAGGAATTCTTAGATCAACCTTCGGCATCTTTTGCCTTTACACTGGTTGGGTGAATATGCCACTCGTTCTTTATCGACTCACCTTTTGATGTTATATCCTGGGCTATATCTTGTTTTTCATGATAACCATGCTTACCTAAAACTAGCTTTGAAATGTTCGCGTTTAGCGTGTTATTCAGCGAGCCATTGAGCAAAGTTTGCTCTTGTTTTGCGTTGCAGGCACTTAATATGTCGGAAAACTTCTTGTCTTCATGAGTCGCCCAATCATAAAGAGTGCTCTTGTTTAGCTGAAGAAGAACACAAAGTCCTGCGTGGGATGGGATAGTATCCCCTGCCCTTTCCCAGCCTCCGTTTACATAATCCCACGCCTGCTGTTCAATCTCCTTACTCCATTTAGTTGGTCTTGCCATAGTCAGTCCTCTCGGTTATTGACTTAATTATTAATTAGGTAGCCGCAGGATATTGAATTCTCCACCACCTGTAATAGTTACTGTTAATAAACATAAAGGGAGATCTATTCTCTTCGTTGCTGCAACACTCCAGGATGCATCTTCAATATTCTCTTCCTGAAGATCTCCAACCTTATAACTTAATGTAACTGTTCCCGCCGTTGGAAATGATGCAGTTATCACATACTTGCCTGGTGGCGTGCTAATATCTGCTGTAGTTTCTGTATATGTTGCCATTATTATTCCTCTACCGGATTAAAATAATTTATCACTATGTGTACATCCTGGCCGTATACCACAAACGGGCCATACCCTAATATATCCATAGCATCTATTGTACTTTGTGCGCTTAGATGCTTCGCTTCAAATCCTAATGATTCTGTCAGTTCAATCAAGCCTGGTTCGTCTTTCTTTGCAAACGTTATCAGTTTGTAGTTATCACCGATACTTACGGCATATGACCAGCGATGTTTTGCATATAAATCATAACTACCATTTGTTATGAATGCGTAGCCTTCTTTTGGGTTACTCACAAAGCTCACTCCATGATCCAGATGTTAGGTTAACAAATCTACCAAAACCATCTGCTTGCTTAATTGATACATTTGTCAGCACTACATTATCATTTGCTCCGACATTTCTAAACCCTATGCCGTTCGTGGTTGTAACGGGGAACTGGTAATGCTGGCTTTGAGATATGAGAGCGTATGTGAATGCAGTCCCACCTTGATCTGAGATGATTGCATTTCCTGCCGTTACTGTAGCATCAAACTCTATCAAGTAATCCCCGCTTGCTAGGTTCGCAGTTACACCAGAAGTTGTTGGGATAGCATCAGATAAAATAGTTACTGTATCATCTACGATTGTAGAGATATCAACCTCAACCCAGGATAATGAAAGAACCTGCTCAGCACCTATAGATGCCGCTGCGTTTCTCGCCACTGGATCACGATTAAACCCATCATCGAACGGAGAGTTCAATACAAGAGTTCCTGTACTTCTACTACCGCCAGTCCAAACTTTGTGATTTCTCGATTCTCCACCCAGAAAAAATCCATACGTTGTATCAGACCCGGCGCCCCTGGCGTTTACTTTAAAGCTCGCTGTGGGTTCTCTACTTGCTCCGATCGCTGTTGTTCCTGATCCTACTTCAGTACCATTCTTATATATAGTTGTTGATGTTCCGTTTATTCGAACACCCCATAAGGCAGCATCCTGTTTAACTGCTGACCCTATCGCAATCTTTGTGGATGCTCCACCGAGCACAAATGTTATTCCGTCTGTGCTATTCGTGAATATCTGAAACTCTCTGTTTGTAACAGTCCCACTAATACTCTGAGACCACAGAGTTCCTATCCCCGTTAAATTAAAATAACCTTCCAGCTCAATATCCAGATTGTCCAAATCTATCCCAGTTATCCTGGGTGCTGTCATGAGCTGAGTTGCGCCATTGAACGTAGGGATAAACCTACACCCGGTAAGTGTTGTCACCATTGGACGCACAAGAGGAGAAACCATTGGTCTAACTAAACTCATTAGAACATACCCAAAATTGTTTCATTCTATTATACCACACATAAAAAAGAGCGCTAATGCGCCCTACTTCTTCTTACTTTTGCTTGTTTTGTTCTTTTTGGCTCTCTGGCCTCTTTTGTTGCCCGGCATAACTATCACCCCTATCAAATAAAGACAATTATATCGCACATACAAAAAAGACGCTAATCAGCGTCCTTAGCATGTCAAAGCTCAACATACTTTTCTTTAAACTCACTAAGCGGCCTTGACCATGTAGCTTGATACTCATCCCGGTAAACAACTGTAACCGGCCATCCTGATTTATTGGCAGACTCGTTTGAGATCGCAATCACTTGGTAAATCCGGCCGCTTTCTTTGTGTCGATAGAATTCATTTCTAGCTATATTCATCACTCACCCTCTTTAATGTTGTACCGATCCCGGCATTCTTTGCAAACACCCTTTACTAATCCGCTGTCATGTTTTTTGCATAGGTCGCATATTGGTTCTGCTGACTTTTTTGGAGGATTATAAAAAAGGCGCATACATTTCAAGTCGCAAACATACCGATGCATTTGGCCATGCATGCAAACTTCCATTTCTTCAACCGGGCTTTCTTTTTTACAGTAAGCGCATTTGTATACATCAAACATAACTACTCCCACATATCGTCAGCTATTTTCTTGTGAACCTTCACATCTGCGATATAGTAAAATTTCGTCTCAGCCTGCAAGCAATGATTATGCCCATAAAACACACCCGCTCTCTTAACTCCGTCATACGTAAACGCATACCAAGCACCATCTTCCAGTTTGATTGGGCGTTTTATTTCTTCAAATTCATTATAAAAATAGAACTGGCCCTTTCTACCATAAGCCAAAGCATTAGTTTCTTTATTCTTATAAATAACAGTATCTTCCGGCACTTCATCCCAGTTAATTATCTTTTCCCAGTCCATTTTTACTCCTCGTCAATCGCTCTTCGGTTTAATATTTGTTGTTATGTGTTAATCATCGGCTCAAATTCTTCACAAGCCTCACTATCATCATATCTCTCGTTACCCTCATGCTTGCTTCCTTGGCATTCCTCACCGATATAAAAAACACAATCACCACATACATCCGGTTCGTTGCGGTCATCAACATCAATTATCATTATTTCAACCTCACCTACCATTTCAATACCCCCCTATCACCACACAACAACCCGCTGTTCTGGTGTCATTTTTCTTTCTCCTTTATTTTTTGCTTAATTTTGGCAACCTAACTGTCTTAGCAAAAGCATAAACCTTATCTTTTGCTATTAAGTAAATCTCTTTGTAATGCAATCCATCTTCAATACCCTGCAGTAATGCATTCTTAGCTACATGCTCTGCAGTCATCAAAAATGACAATTCCATTGCATCAAGAGTATCCCTAAACCTATCGGGAACCTTTTCAGAGAACTGCAGCAACTCAAGAGCAGCGTACTCCATTTTAGTAATGTTTGTGTAGTACCGGCCTGCAGACCTACTTCCCTGCTCTTTTGCATACTCAACAAAACTACCGACACCTTCAGTAAAATCTTTTCTAGCCTCCTTTGACTGCAGCCTTGCCTGCTTCCATTGAAGATCATCAGACTTTCGTAACAGAGATTTTTCCATCTGATTAAAAGCTTTGATGTACTTCTCTTTCCATGCTGCGGCTTTTTTACCAGTGAAACCCATACACAAGAAAGCGAATCCATCCTTAGTCATCATTGAACAAGGGTACTCTCTTCCTTGTTTATTTATGAATGTTGACTCTGCAAAATTGCAGACCCGAAATTCATCACTACATTCAAGCTCACGGATCGACCGCAATACATCACCATGAACTTTACCGAACTTTTCGGATATCTTTAACGAATCAACCATTGGTTGTCCGTTGTATAAACTGACTAAATCGTTCACCTTAAACCCTTATTTAATATTGAATACCAATATTGTATATTAGTTTTGTTTTATTGCAAGCACAAAAAAGCCCTCAAAAGAGGGCTGGGCATTTCGGGAGAAGAAATGACTATTTAACGCATAGCTGCGAGACTTTATCACCTACTTATAGATGTACTGCTTTGTCGGATAAGTTCCTGCACGCCTTCAGTGCTATGGCGATAACTTGATTATAGATTAATTACGAAGAGAATAAAACATTGCTATTGCACCGGCGATAAGTGCAGTAACTATAACAGATGCAACTTTGATTGCTGCACGACTTACAAACGTATTAGATTGAACCGCTTCCTTGAGAATCCCTATGTCTCTACCCTGGCCCTTCTGGTTTTCCTCTATCCTCTCCATACGGTCAGACATATTAATATGCCTTTCCTCTGCCCTAGCGACGGTTACCGTAAATTCAGTGATAGACTCAGCCATCTTTGAAACATTTTCAGTAAGGCTTTTATTCTGCTCTGATAAAGCATCAACCTTAGCACCAATAACATTAACGTCTAAATCAGTCATCATCTGTAAAAGCCCTGGTCAATCTCTTTATGTCTCTAATGTGGGATATTCCGATTGATAGCAATACGATTGCACAAACGATCAGCGCTCCGATTAACAGGCCTTCCATTTCTAGCATAAATGCCCCTAAACACGCCCCACAACAACAAAAAATCTATTACATGAATCACGGGATTGTAAAGCGCGTAGAACACCCCTACTTGACTGTAATACTCTATACATGTAATAAAATTATAAGAAGCGCTCACTAACAATAGTATTGCTGAATACAGAACACTGTTCTCATAATAATATTTTATTAGACCAATTACAAAAATGTCTTTTATGCCGTACATCAAAAACCACCACGGGTCTGATATTGAGTATCCCAGTCCGCTCTCAATGTGATCGACCAAGAAAACTAAAGACAGTGTGATTAAGAAGTTAAGACATAGAATAGCCGTTAACTTTACGTTGTGATTTCTATAAAAAGAGTAAAAGGCAGCAGCTAGATAGCCAACTACCAGTACAGCACTAATCATAACTATTTACTTCCAGATCCTCGGCGTGTACCGCCTTTTTTTGGTTTCTTTGCCATTTTTCAGCGTCCTTCTCATTAGTTAAAGAACCCATAATAACAGTTGCCAATGAAGCACACAAAAACAAAATAAATGTGATCCTTGTGCACTCATAGAGATTGAAGATTGTTTCCATCTTGTATTTCCTCTAGGTCCTCGCACTCAACCCACTTCCAAACCTCGTACGGCGTTTTCTGTATTTGTGTGTTGCACATCTCCGGCTCAAGAAAGTCATTTATCACCCAATATGCCGATAAAAATATTACTACGAATGCTGTTTCCATTACTTGCCTCCAAACATGGTTTTGAGCTTTGAACCTAAAGAGCTTCCAACCAGAAAATTATACGCCTGCTGCCTCTCCTGGTAACACTGATTTAAAAATGCTCCGATCATTGCAGACAATGCAGATAGAGCAGCACCATCTATTTCAGTAAATCCAACCAGATACACCAAGCACCCGAGGCTAAGAATAATCAATAACGGGTTCATAAATAACGCGCTCTTAATCGCCAACACAGTTGTAGAGTGATATTTATGGTTATCCCTCGCGTGCTGTATGTCCTGCGTCTCAAGCTCAACTATTTTAGTGAACTCAGACAATAATCTTTCCCTAAATTCATTCTTGTTTGCCGCTTCGCTCAGTGCAGCCTGCCCTGTTAACCCTGTAACCTCTTGAGCAAGCCCTAATACCTTACCACTGATCTCTTCAGCGCTTTTGCTTTTGAATACCTTCCCTATTAATCCCGGTAACAACTCAGTTGCCAATGCGATTGCCGCGCCTGCCAGTGGTGCCATTACTCATACCTCCGAATAGTATTGTTAGATGGACTCCAGACGCTGATTCTCTCACAATTACGACAATCAACATGAAGCCAATTTACTTTATCTTCAATAAATGTGACGAACGGGAACTGATCAGGATGAAGCAAAATATACTGTCTTGCTTCTTCTGCGGTTACATCCTCAAAGATACAATCAATCGCTCGACCGAATGTGTGCTGTGAAGTTGATGAATAATACGGACTGTCCGCCGTTCTTAATCCTGACCATTTTCTGTCGCCACCCCAATACCAGTTATTAATTGTTGTTTTCCCGAATGCCTCACGCAACTGATCAGCAGTAATCAGGATTCGATCATCAATCAGTTCAATTGACTTATTACCCCTTGCTTCGAAAGTTTCAGGGTCAACGAATTCCTGCGGTGAAAAATATTTTGGTGTGTACATCACGCCTCCAGCAACTCTGGATTTTCAAGTAAATGACTATCCTGATAGATATTTCCGATTACTTCGAGATCAAAAGCGTTGGTTGACACGTTGTGATCTATGATTCCGTAATAATTTTCTGATTCGTGTCCAGGTTTATTTAGCCGAAAAGAACCTCTGACGAATTCAACCACTCTTGGCTTCGAGCAGAATAATTTCCTGTATGCTGTCATCTTTTCGCCTTCGTGAGTTATTTCAATTGCTCCGCTTACCCACGCCCCAACAATATCCCCCTCAAAAATCTTGACGCCGTTTCTGTCTTTAAGGCCAGAATATTGACCTACTGATTCAGGATCAACCGCACTGCAATAAAATGCCTTCCCACCATGATCATCAATTAGAGTCATTATTTCGAAAGATTCACCATCGGAAACATAAGAACCATGTCTCCATTCGAAGTCTTTATTACAATACCCTCTAAACTCTATCTCTCTCATCAATCCCGCTCCCATTTCTCAGTCTCCCAAACTTCACGGAATTCTTTCTCAATGCGCCGCTGCTCGTTAATATCGTCATTACGCTTGCGACCGACAAATTTATCAGCCGCCGCTTTGTCAACCCGGCGTTTCTTTTCAGTGGGTGTTTCTGGTATGCATTTGATCATTTTGTTTCTCCTGCATGTTGTTTCTTTGAAAATATTTCATTAGCCCAACATTGACCGCAAAATACCTTTTTGTTCGGGTATGTTTTACAATCCTTTCTTGTAGTGTCTACCTTGTTATGTCCGCAAGCTAACTCAATACACCACTTCCCAGGCATCTCCTTACCGCCATAACTATCAATTGACGCCTTTAAAACTTCAATCTTATTTTCCATTTTACCCACCTGAATGCAGGCTAACCATATCCTTTAGCCTGAAAGCATCAGCTTCAGATTGACACTCGAAAACATTACTTTCTTTTGCTATCCATGGGGGATCATCCCCAAAAACAACATAATATTTAAAACCTCCATCACTCTGCTGATCACTATGAACGTAAACTTTCATAACTCCCCACCTTAAAAATTATAAGAACCTAGAAATACCATTATCAAAACAAAAGAAATTACCAATCGACCGGCTATGGTTTTTGCATCTTCTTTCTTTTGTGCTGTTCTTTCTGAGTTTAATGTCGCCATCTTCATCCGTTCAACTCCCTCTCAAACTTAACAATTTCTTTAGTGTTAACACCTGTAGCCAGTGCTATATCTACAACTGGAGTGCCTATTCTTAGCATGTGCATAACTCTTCTTTTGTCTTTGTCACTCACTCTATAACTCCTTGTTAAACGCTAAAAATATTCACATAAATAACTGAAGGCAAAACGATCAACCACAACCAAATGCAAATATAGAATTTAAAATCATTTAAAAATTCATCTTTTGTTACTAGTCCATCACCATATAAATATATTAACCACATTTTAAACCCCTCGTTAAGCGCGCCGCTTGCGGCTTAACTTTCGTTGTTATAGGTTTAAAGCTTTTCTTAAGCAGCTCTTACAAACATTCGCTGTACTACTCTCATAATCTAGCTGTTGCCCAACCTGGACTACATCAACACCCTCATCATTGCCGCACTCATGACACTCTGTTGTCGTCCAGCTCCCATTGCCTATAATCTTATCAACTTCATCAGCATCACAATTACCACCTAACTCTGTTAGCTGCCTTAGCACATATTGCTTATCTGGCCATCTATCTGGAGGGTACTGTTTTCCCCATCGTTTTGCTGCTTCATTAGCTAGGATTTGCCTAGTTATCAATAACATATTGTCCTCCAATAAATTCGTATAACAAAACAATCATGCCTGGACGCTTCGCGCCGTAAATTTAAGGGTTATGTGTCCCAATCAATTACTCCACCATTACTGCATTTCTCGTCAGTGTTTTCACAACGCTCAAGCAAAACACCATAAGCACCTTGCGTATGCATAGGTTTTCCACACTTAGGGCATTCGCCTTCATTCCAGCAGCAATCAGTAAATTCTCTTTTGGTGTGCACAGAACCATCCATAGTAAAAATAAAATGTTCTTCTTTCTCTTCGTCGCCGCTCATAATTCCCCCTATCGCCACATAACAATTCACTGTTCAGAATCTTTACAAATTAATCCAAACCATCGCACACATAAGCACCGGCACCAATGCAGCTAATGCGTATATAAACCAGTTGTCTTTGATTTGCTCGTTCATTGCTATCTCCTTATAAATTATTCGCTTCTTTTTTTAGCTCTTCAGCCTTATCGATAAGGCTCTTGAGCTTTTCAAGAAGAGAATTTTTCTTATCTTCTTTTTCAGCATCTTTTCGAACATCAATACCGCTAATCTCAAAAAACTTATCTGCGTCAAAATTAGGAATATTAAAGATTTTCTCCCTGTCTTTTTTTGATGCATTCTTATATGATTCTTGGAATGCCTCTTTGTAATCTTTTTTCTTTAAATAACCACCAACAGTTCCATAATCATCGTTTTTATCTTTTTCTTCTTGTGTCATTACTGACTCATCAACCCACTCTGTTAAATCAAAATAAATAAAATTTGGTTTAACGCATTCATTCCATTCAGATATATCAATTTCATTGTCAAACACCATAATCGTTTTAGGTGTTTCGATATTAAAGTAGCCAGTGTTCCGGTTGCCAGTGTTCCAGTTGCCAGTGTTCCGGTTGCCAGTGTTCCGGTTGCCAGTGTTCCAGTAGCCAGTGTTCCGGTTGCCAGTGTTCCGGCTGCCAGTGTTCCAGTAGCCATTGTTCCGGTTGCCAGTGTTCCAGTCGCCAGTGTTCCAGTCGCCAGTGTTCCAGTCGCCAGTGTTCCGGTTGCCAGTGTTCCGGTTGCCAGTGTTCCAGTCGCCAGTGTTCCGGTTGCCAGTGTTCCAGTAGCCAGTGTTCCAGTCGCCAGTGTTCCGGTTGCCAGTGTTCCGGTTGCCAGTGTTATTTTTTTGATCTGTCATTTTCTATCTCCTCATTTGATGATTTAACTTTAATACAATACTTATATACCGTCAATATAAATATTTACCTTTATTTCATTGCTTCAATCTCTTTGCATTTGCCTTTGTACTTCTGCCTTATCTCTTTGATCTGATCTATCGTTAACTTTAATGGCTGGTGCGGCCCTTCCAGAAAATCCAAGCATTCTTGACCAATCTTTTTAAGAAGATTTATCCTGTACTCAACAATATTTCCAGACAAGTGGTTGTTACATGCCGAGCATTGTTTGTGTACATTCAATTCCTCAAACCTCAATTCAGGATTTCCACCAACTGTTCGATAATGCCCTGCCTGGTATTGGCCTTTGTGATGTCTTCCACATGATATGCATGGATCCTTCTCATCTCTTAATCTAATAAATTTATTAAACTCCGTCTGTGCTTCTTTTAACCATTGCGTTCTAGTCTTAAGCTTTTCCTTCTTCTCTTTTATTCGCTTTCTTTCTTCCTTGTCTTCAGTCTTCTTTTTCTTCTGAGTCTGTATCTTTGCCTCTTTTAATCCACACTCGACAGAACAAACGATCTGAGTAGATAAGAACTGTTGAAACTCTTTTGGGCAGTGTCTGCATTTTTTTAGCTTTGGCTTACGCTCCATACCTGCTTCTCTCTGCTCTCTGGTTGGCTTGTTGTGTTCTGTACTGCTCGAACTTCCACTCTCGTTGCTTTAGGTTCCACCTGTGTTTCTCTTCGTCCTCTGTAGCTTTCTGAAATCCTTTTAGTAAGTCCAGGTACTCTGGGTGCATCCTTGCATAAGTCTCCCTTGATGCGTCTGTCTTATACTTAACCGGGTCTTCTGATTCAGCTTGAGATTTGAGCATTGCTAACTTAGATTTTCTGTAGTGCTCTAAATAAACTCTATTAGCTTTAGCATTGGCGAACGCTCTAATTAGGGTTTCTATTTCGTGTAGCCATTCCTCTTCCTCATTCATTTGAGCCACCCTTCTTACTCAGACTGTAAAAATCATCCTGAACTTCTTGAAGCGCAACAAAATCAACACAACCAACAGCGTGAGAAGCAATTAATTCGCTATAACCGAATCCATCCCTATAAAAGCTCACAAATCCATCTCTTATATCGTAGTAATCAGACTCAATAACACATACTCCGCCAGGAGGTTTTAAAGCTATTGCATAATGATTCATTGCTATCTCCTAGATATTATTCTCTTTCATATAATTCTTGATAATACTTATGTGCTTATGTAGCTCATACTCAGCTGCACACATATTCCCAGAATCATGCTGATGTTTTGTTTTATGATGAAGGTCTTTACACTCAAGTCTTGATGCCGCACCAAGAACAAAATTAAAGCTATATCTAAGCTGTTTTTGATTCATCTTCTATCTCCTTATTGGGTTAAATAGCGCCCAATCTCTTTAGCTTCCGCTCATACTGGTTCTTTATTTTTCGCTCATCCTTTAATGATAAAGACAACCTATCAACTTCAGACTTTAGATTTTTTATCCTGTTTTTGTTTTCTGTATCAATAACATGGGCATTTGTAATTGCCATAGAATCAGCTTTAGCGAAAGAATGAGATAACTTTTGATCTTCTTTAAGTCTCACCACCTCATTAATTAACTCTTCTCTAGACCAGTCTTGATAATTCATTCGATGCCCTTTTTAATCTGCTCCAAAACACTTAACGCCCGCTCTTTTTCTGCGTCTTTCTGTTTGCCCGATTGATTTCGTATTACTTCAGATCTAGTAGGCAGAGCCGGAACATCAAATCTTTCTGGCTCTACATATCCAGATTCAAATAAACTTTGATAGCACTCTTTAAAGATCTTCATGGCCTTTTCATTTGTCAGCCTGTCGATTTCATACCACCGCTGATTTATTCTTGAACAAAGCTCAATTATTACCGGACGAATATAGATACTTCGCGGAGTAAACATCTTCTGATTCTCTCTATGACGTATGCACATTCTCATAGCTTCGTCAGGAGAAGGCCAACCAGCATCCTGAGGTGTCTTTTTACACCAACTGATAAACTTGCCAGGGGATGGTAGAAAATCACTGTCAGAGGCACGAGCCTTATTCATCCCACATCGGATCTGGTCAAGCGTATTAACTTCACTTTCATGCAAAGCCTTGACCCATTCTTTTTTCGCATTGTTAACTTCCTGCTCTGTCTTCCAGTTGTATTTCCATGCTGGGAATATTGCGGCCAACTGTGTAAATAATTTATCGACAATATCCTTAACTACAGGATTGATCTCGCCTTGGAGTTTATGACTATCTTGGCTTTGATGGCTTGATATGTTTTTTGTAATCTCGTTAATACTCTTCATAAGCCTAAGTCTTCCTCATGCCAATTAGAGTTATTTGATTGCTGAACAACACTATCATGCTGAAGAGTAACCACATTCAATTGAACTTCATCATTCCAGCACTGGCCATTGAGCCAAGTCATAGGGTTCTTTCTGAACTTCTTATCCGGCGTGGATTGAATATAAAAAGGCAACTTCTCAAATATTAGATTTATCGTTTCTTCATCCAGCCGAGAGAACTTATCTTTGCACTTAGCACAATCAAGCTTCTTATCATATAGATTCCAGAACTCTTGGAATCGAGGATGTTCTTCTACCTTGGCTTTCTTTGCTTTGAGCTTAGGCTTTAAACCCAAACCCTGCATGACGAATAGCTCAACCATGTTGGAAAAGTTTCTATTTTCTAGCTCACATTTCTTATCAAGGTATCCGGCTATGTCTGAGTCTATTGTGAAGGATCTGTTTTCTTTCATTTTTAACCCTCGTATTTAGCAGGCATAACAAGAGAATAGGCCTCATAGGATAGATTAACAAAATCCAGCCTAATCGCTTTATCTTTGGCGCTCATTACCGCCTTTACAACAGGAAAGCTTGAACCTAAAGCCCTTTGTGCCTTTCCTGCCAAAGCAATGTAGTCAGGATTAAAGCCAATGTTTATTAGCGGGGATGGATCAATGCTTTTCGCAATTTTATCTAAATCAGGAAAATTACCTTCAATTTCAAGAACGCCCAAAGTCTTTCGAATACCATTTGATTCAACATACCCCCCGATTGCTTTTTCAAAATAACAATAACCGGAGCCGACATCATCAATATTAATGTATATCAATTCTGATGGCGTGGGGATGCTTCCATCAATTCTGACTATCGTTGATTCATATTGCTTAGCCTCTTCGCATTTGACTCTTATTGCGCAATGGCCGTTAGTCGCCTCAATATATCCTTTAGGGTTTATGTGCACACCGTTAAGGTAATATCGAACATCCATTTTCGCCATGTAGTACATAGCCGCCTTGATTGGTTTTGCTGGCAAAATTAAATTATTCATTTCTTCTCTCCTCTTAAAGTGTCTATTTAATGTATTAGGAAATAATACATTATGCAAGTTTATTTTTAGACTTTTTTTGGATTGGATTATTTTTGACAATACTTAACATTTAGTAACGGGGCTGAATGAATAAACAATCACATTCCTAACCGCTCTAATTATTTAATCTCTTTTGCCTGCCAGCATACTCTATAATCAGAAATACTAATTTTGGCTAGATTTTACGGGGCATCAGCCGAGGAAAGCACCAAATCCTCATGACTTAACTGGTCACTACTCCAATTAAGATTTTTCATTCAGCATAAGCTCTGTTTGTCGCCGTTACTAAAGCTATGGTAACGCTCTGGCAGTCCAAGTTTAATTCGCTCTATTTGATGGCTCTAAGGCCGTAGAAACGCCACATAGTTGTTTATTCTCGCTACCGTTGGTATACCCGAACGAGTTTTAACTTGGAAAATGTAATGGTAGGCCAAGACAGAATCGAACTGTCATAATCTCGGTTATGAGCCGAGTGCATTAACCAATTATGCTATTGGCCTAAAGGCGTGGAAATAGAAAGGCTAAATGTGTATTGATAGAGCCTTATCTGGAATCGAACCAGAACTGATACCCAATCTAGTTAAGGAATCGAACCTTAAGTAACGCTAGCTACGCGCCCAGACCACTGCTAAAGCTCTTCAATACACATTTAGAAAAGGATTGTGTCTTCTGGGTTCTCACATGCTACCGAGATACTGATCAGCCAGATTAAAAGTTATTAAGTATCGACCACGTTAAACTTTAGACACAAAAAAGGGCACTTAGATTAACAGACCCAGTTTGGAACGGGGAAAGGCCAAGAAGGAAAACCCACCTGCGCCTGTTATCTAAATACCCTGTTCTTAACCTTTTTTTCTTACGGGTTCCACGCCGTATTACAACTGTAATTGTAATTAATATTGTATAAATTGCAAGCATAAAAAAAGGCAAACCAGTGATAAACCGATTTGCCTTTGCAGGCAGGAGATTACTCTCCAATACCCGACGTGAGAAATCGTAGTATAGCATAAAAAAGCCCCGTAGGGCTTGCAGGTCTCGCTTTATAACTGCTCTTGGGCTGGTATCCTTTGCGAAAGGATGGAGTCACACTGTACTGCAATACCCTGCTTAGTGTGAAATTAACGTAAGGAACTTCTGCGAAGAAACTTTATTTTACAATATTTCTCTTTCTAATTCTAATTTCTCATCATCATCTATGAGTCCTTTTTCATATAACTCATCAATATATCTTCTTAGTGCATTTGATACTCCAACCATGAAATCTAATTTATTACCAAACAGAATAATAAAAGGTGAAATCACTATCGCCGTTACCAAAAACAAAATCATTTTTGAAATTATTAGATTGTATCTTACGTTATCCATTACTATCTCCTTTACTAAAATAAAAATTAATAAAAAAAATGCTTATCCTTGCATGATCATCTTTTACTACCTGAAATCCTAACAATGAACTACAGTACTGAAACGCTTGAACTTCAATCAAATCTAGTCCGAATGTTAATTTGTACTTGTGTGCATTTATCAAACTTATTTCAAAGATCATTTCTCTCTCATTTGTTTGTTAATCAGTCTTTAAAATCCAATTGTTCTTTACACCCAAAGCCCAAGCATACGTATAAAATATGCAGAGTATAAAAATACCCCATTGTTCATTTGTGTAAGCCGAATAGAACCAAAATGGTTGACCTACAATCCCAAATAAGCAGGCATATTTTTTCCATGGCTCCTTGCTTTGCTGTGTTAGCCAAATTGCTGTGATTCCTGTTATTGCTATAAGTATTTGCTCCACTCTATATCTTCTCCACAAATCTCTTTAACTTGCCGCATTTTTTGAAGGTTACTAGCTGGATGTGTTTTCTTTCAGCGCAGGCCATTTGATGAGGCATAATGCCTTTGCCTCTTCCTGCGATCTCAATAGCATGCTGAAACTTACTTTTAGTAACCGTCTCGCTTAGTATTTCCCAGTTGTGTTTGCAGAACATGTTGTCGCCTATGGTTTGGGTGGTAGTGTTTACGGTGTATACTGTTTATCCATAATCTTGCACATGCAAGACGCGTATCCCATAGCTCTTATCACCCTGTTTACCTGAACTTCGTCTGGCTCTATATTATTTACATGCATAAACATTATTGCTTTGTCACAATAAATAGAGGCGTATTTTAATTGGTTCCTTGTTTGACAAAAATGAAACACTTTTTCTAATTTATCAATTATTTCATCAACACTAATCCATTCACTCATAACTAATCCTCAATACCGCTGACTGATACTAAATCATCACCATTAATGCCATGGTAAACACCGATTTCTGTAGCCAAGGTATAAAGCGGAGTCCCATCGCAATCTCTTGTCTGTTTAGAAACTGTATACACTGCGCCTGAATCCCTCATAATAACAATGTCACCTTGCTTAAATTTATGCTCAATAGTGTTATTTATCTCCCTGTAAGTTCGTCCTTGATCGTCATTAGGGTCTGTTAAGTCTGCAATATTTATAAACTTACTCATAACTCCATAACCTCTTCAGTTATTATTGATCCCGTTAGTCTTTCTAATAGGTATTCATACTCTTCTGTCTGTGCATAACTGATAAGTTTTTCAGGTGTATGGTCTCCGGCCAAATACTCTATTTTATCATCAGTAATAAGATATAAATCAGCCCAACCGTCTTGCTTGATTACATAAATTCCTTTCATTCCTTTTGCATATAGAAATCCTTCAGGGTGTTTTTTGAAGTTCATAGGATTACTCCTAATCTGTCATATATCATTTCTTTTAGCTCTTCTATTGCCTCGGTTGTTCTTCCGGTTTTTAGCATGTCCGCAATAGTCTTTAGTTCACTGTAATCCGGCTCTATTTCAATCTCTACTGTTGATTCAAAATAACTATCAAGATTCCTGCACCTAACCTCAGATATCAATCTGTCATCATTTATCTCGCTTAAATCTACTTCACTAGACATCTGCTTTCTCCAGTTTTACCGATCCGATATACAGCTCTTCTGGCTGCTTCATCCTTTCTTTCTTTCTTATCTCTGTTGCTAGCTTCACTAGGGACTCATAGTCCTTTTTAAATAAATGAACTCTTTTTGCGGGCCTTCCTCTTGCAGTCATGTATGCATTAATAAGCTTTTCGCATTTATCAAAAATAGCTTCGTTTTTTTGTTCATCATTGATCGCTGAAGTATCATTTCTCTTCTCCTAGAGCTATCAGTGTTACTAACTCAATATCCAGCTCTTTTGAGATAGACTGTAAAGTCCTGATCCCAGGTGAGTTGGTCTTTATAATTTGATGTAGATTTTGCCGTGTCATTCCCATCCGTTTAGCTAGCTCTGGATAAGAAATAGATTCCCCGGTCTTTCCTTCATATAAATGTATTGCTCGTTCTAGTGCGTACTTTAGATTCATGTTACCTCCATTTTTAAATCATTATATCGTAAATATTAGTATTGACAAGTATAATTTAATGCTTATAATTTGGGTTGTAACTGAGGAGATATAGATGAACATAACATCTAAACAAATAGGCCTTGATACAAAAGAGATCGGATTGGATTGTGAGCTTGATATTGATTACACATATGAGAAGGCTTATGGAGATCAGTCTATTTGTGATAATGGGCGCATACATCCGGAGAGTGAAGGTGCAAGAGTTGAAGTAATTTTTGTATATGCAAGAAATGACTATTGGTTTATTGATATTAAATTCCTTTTATCTGAGGAATCAATAAACATAATTGCTGCGCATATTGAAGAGTATATGGAGGAGAAAGATGGAGAAGCCTAATATCTATCAGCGTATTAATGCTGTCATGAGGGAAAATATTTACATCAAGAAAGGATCGGCAGGGCAAGGGACAGGGGTTTTGCATGATGAATTACTTGCTATTTTAACTCCGTATCTTATTAGAGAGGGAATTGTAGTCGAGGTTCATAAGTCTGGCGAATCACGATCAAGACAGAATGCTAAAGGCAATTATATTTATGAATGTGATTTTAACGTTAACTACGTAAATATAGATAATCCGGCCGATAGAATAACTGTCTTTGTAGAGTCTCATGCAATGGACTCCGGAGATAAAGCACCAGGCAAAGCAATCACCTATGCTGCTAAAACAGCACACCTCAAGACGTTTTGTATTGAAACTGGTTTGAACGATGAAAGCCGCGCAGATATGGCAGATATAAACTTAATCAACACCGAACAATATAATACGTTGCTTGGCCTTCTATGTAACGCTAATAATGATGGAAGTTATTCATGGAATCAAAAAGGAATCATGGTTAGTAAAGCCTATAAGATAGGCCATCTTAGCGAACTAAAAGCTAAGAGATATGAAGAAGTTTATAAGTTGGCCTCACAATGAAAATAATCACAGATTTCGAACAAGGCTCAGACGAGTGGAAAGCCGCAAGGCTTGGAAAGATAACAGCCTCGAGAGTCAAAGATATTATGACAAATGGGCGCGGCGGTGCTCCTTCTAAAACTTCCGAGTCTTACATGATGGAATTAATAGCGGAGCGGTTAACCGGAGAGCCTAAGCCATTCTTTGAAAATGATGCAATGAAGTGGGGCACAGAAAACGAGATAGCCGCTAGGTCAATGTTTGAGCTAAAGGAAGGTATTCTTGTTGATGAAGTTGCATTCATAGAGCATAGCGAGTTTATAGGTGTCTCTCCTGACGGTCTGATAGGTGATGACGGGCTTTTAGAGATTAAATGCCCTAATACATCAACCCAGATAAAAAGGGCGCTTACAAACGATTACAGCAAGGACTACAAAGCACAAATACAAATGCAGCTTTGGGTTAGTGATAGAAAATACTGTTACTTTTTAAGCTTCGATCCGCGCCTTGATTGCAAAGCAAGCTACTTACTTCAAAAAGTAGAAAGGGATGAAGAATACATAAACGAAATGAAATCTAAAATTGAAGAATTCGTAAATAAAATGAATAAAATTTTAAACAAGCTAGAGGGTGAATAATGTCAACAACAATCACAGGCAAATTAAACAAACCAGCTAATGTTTTCCAAGCTGGGGAATCAACAGGGTTTAGTATTCGATTAGGTGTTAAGTATCGAGATCCTAAAACAAAGCAAGATGAATGGACAAACTACCAAGCCGTGATATTTGCTAAAGCTCCAGGGCAAGTACAGTTTTATCAAAACGCACTGATTGAAGGTGCGATTGTAGAAGTTACGGCGGAGCAATTAAAAATTGATTCTTTTGATGGAAATAACGGCCCAGTCCTTAGTATTGACATGCTTAACGCTCGTCTTGGTTATGTGTTTAGCCCGAATCAGCCAGCTCAAAACCAAGGCTATCAGCAGCCTCAAAACAACGGGTATCAACCTAATCAAAACCAAGGCTATCAACAACAGGGGTACATGCAGCAAAACGGGCAGCCTATGAATCCTCAGCAGGTTCAACAAATGCATAATAACCAAGGATAAACAAGCAACCGTCCGGTTATTCCGGATGGTTCATAACCTGAAATTAAGCTGCACATAATGTGCCCGATTTGAATTTGTTGTTATATTTTTTTAATTAAACAGAAAGGTGATCTAAATGGAAAACGAAATACTGAAAGATATTATTGCTTATGCTGCGCGCAAACTTAATTCAGCATACGGCTATTGTGGAGTAGCAGAGGGGTCGAAAGTGGCAATGCTTAATTCGGATGACGGAAAAGGAAACGACATTAAAATCAACATCAAGCTTGAGCAGGAATAAACATAACACACCTGTTAAGCCGTCCGGTTATTCCGGATGGTTCATAACCTGAAATTAAGACATGAACGGAGCGAGCAAGTCGGCAACATTTTTTTGTTATGCGCTTGGAGGTGCAAAGATGGACATTAAAATAGAAGTTTTTAATAAAGAACAGTATCAAGGTGAATGGCCTGAAGAGAATGCTATTAAGTTTCTTGAATGGTTTGAGGAAAAAATAAGCTCCATTCCAGAAGAATTTAGGAGTAGCGCTAAAGTTGAGCTGGAATCTGTATCTGGTTATGAGGATAGCTCTTACGCTGCGATAGAAATCTACTACTACCGACCTGAGACTGAGGAAGAGGCGAAAGTTAGGGAATCAAAAGAACAGAATAGAGCAGCGCTTGTAAAACAGCGATAGCTTAAACAGCTTGAAGAACTCAAGAGGAAGTACGACACATAACACACCTGTTAAGCCGCGAGCGCAGCGAAGTCCACAAGAGTGTGTTGTTATAACTTTAATGGTGATGAGATATGAAGAAACAGTATTTTTTACAATTTGATTTTTGGGACGGTATTGATATTAACAAGTTCTACTTTGGTTGCGTGACCGTTGACTTAAAAGAGTTTGAGTTAATTGATGCCTGCAAGCAGATAATTAGAGATAACTTTAAAGACATTGACCCAGAAGGCGTTGAGATTAAAGTTAATGCTCTAAACAATATTGAGTTATAACATGTCTATTAAGCCGCGAGCGTAGCGAAGTCGTGCTTAATGACTGTGTTATAAAACCAAGAAAGACCACAATTAAGTATTGTTAAGTAGTAAGAATAAGGTGGATATAATGTACATGACAGAAAAAAAGAAGCGATTACTAGAATGGTGCTTATCAAGAAAAGAAAGATTTAGAATATCTGAAGCGGTTGCTAAATTTAAATATGAATATTGCTATGCTGGTATTTACCAAGCATTAATGACGCTCTCAAAAGCTGGCTTTCTTTCTGTTCACTATGAAAAAATACCAGGACTTCAGGGTCAGCCAAGAGCATTCTTTGAGTCATTAGTTTCAAACAAAGATGTAATAAACCTGCCAAGAAGGCATATACGTGAGATGTCAAACGACATGATTGAGAACAGAAATCAAAAAGCTATCATAACCTACTACGGCAAGGATGCTGGAGTTTACATCCCTATGAATGAATACTTGGAAATGACCACATGAATCCGGTGAAACCATGCCCAAAGTGCGGCTCTGTTTGTCACCCAATCGAAACACAGCGTTTAAAACTGTGCTCCGACCGGAAGGATTGTAAGTGGAAAGATGATAATTGGAGACGTGACAAAGATCAGCCTCCGGTTTATGGATAACCTTATGGTTATCCTAATCTTAGTTGATATGATCCAGAGCTGACCTGACTTGATATAGTGGCTCTAATTGAGTTTTGATTTGCCACCGCTGCCACGTCTGATGGCACTGTATCTTGTAGAAATACCTGGATTGTATCAGTTGACCAAATAACATTAAATTGTCTGCCCTGTGAGTAATCTTGTACAAGCGAAGCTATATTTCTAGAGCCGCTTGAACCGGAGATTAAAAAAGTCTCTCTCACAGCATACTGATTACCAATTGCGCCCGATCCCGCATTTCTTTCTAGATACTCAATTTCTAGTGTTGCATTATCTGCACTCGTTGCCCCGTCGTCATAGAATATGCGAACGAGAGGTTGACCAGGAGGCTTTGCAAAATTAGAAAGAAAACCCTCTTTTCTTGATCCTGTCCCTGATATTAAACAACTAACAGTTTGACTAAGAAAATCGGGGTACAGCTCATCAGTATTAAATGAGCGTCTGTCACTATCCTCACAGTTGCTCAGTGATAATCTGCCAGTCCCAGTTACATTGAAATCCAGGCTGGTATTTAATCGTGATGTGACGTTCACGCATTTCACAAAAGAGTTGAAACCAAGAAGACCTTCTTCGCCTGAAAACTTAATCGTCCCGTTAGATACTTTTATCTCATCGGAGTTTCCTGATATGTTTATACCTTTGGCTTTAGCGCCAGAAACGTAAAAATCAGAAATACTAACATCAGAACTTTCGGAAACTATTCCTATACCAAAATCCAATCCTCCAGCTGAGCCTTTCCAGCCTGCATTAATTGCTACTAAGCCATTACCGTACCCCCTGGCGGCTGGTGTTGTTTCATGACCCCAGTTGATGCCGTTAAAAAATGCATTATGGTAGCTATGCAGGTTGGACATGCCAGAAAGTTCGGAATCCTGGCTAAACGAAGATGCTCGACAAAATGCAGCAAAGCCGTTTGAGATAATATTCATTTGACCTTTAGCGCCGCCGGTTCTTGCTGCTGTAAACCCAAGGTCATTGGTTATATCTCTCTCTACCAATGTCCATCGCAGTGTATCGGTAAAATCCTCTAGAGTTAGATCGGTAACCCCCGATACTAGAGATGAATAGATTAAATCAGGCTGCTGCTCAACACCGGCAAACATATGGGCAGATTGAACTAATACATGAGATCCTATAGAAAGATTGGCTGCTGTGTCGCGGCTACCGAAATCAACACTTGTATAATAAATATCGTCAGTTTCTGGGCCGTTGATCGCTTTAAAGTTATTTATTAAGCCTCCTTCATTCCATCTAAGCTGAACACCTTCCTGCTGCCAATCTCTCATAGTGTAGTCGCGAACAGTGTTATTAATACCGCCCATGAATACAACACATCCTATCGTAGGGTTGTCCACACTCGCCTCACCATACGGCACACCTTGATCGAACGGCCCTTCAGGGTGATTGCTTGGTGTTACTTGCGGTGCGCTGTTTCTGCCAAATTTACCACCGAAAATATCAAAATCAGAGCATTCAACAAAATAAAGACTCTGTTGTACAACCGAACTCTGATTTGGGTAGTTCCCGTCTATATTTCCGTCAGTATTGTCTATTGTTACCCTCTTATTACCGTTCGCTCTGTCTTTGTTTGTAAAGATTCTTGCCCACTCTGGGGAAGACGCAACCATCGTGATCGTCCCTCTATTTCTCACATAAGAATCATCAGCAAGCTCGATTTCAACTGCGAATAACTCAAAATCTTTCGGGACGAATAACGTGTTGTAATCATCAATCATTGACTGAGCAATAGATGATTCATCAGAAGCTCCGACGGCCCCTAGCTGTGTGACTGATGAAGGGCTGTTTATTTTATAGCCGTCACCATTCCCATTAAAAAAAACAGAATTAACGACTGTTCCGGTAGTTCCCGTTGTTCCTGTAGCTATTAATTTTGCTCCTGAATCTATGACTTTATTTGAATCATAAAAATCTGATTCATAGACGTCCGGGCTTGTTGTGTCTGTTAGAATGCTTGTTGTGAATTCTATTCTATATACTGTACTTCCTGTTGAGTTCAAGACGCTCAATATAGTGCCTTCGACTCCTAGATTATCAGCAAACTGAAGAGCATTAGTGGTGTCGTTTGCATCAGCCTCTGCCGCAGTAGGGAACAACCATAAATCATAATCTCCGTCAATATGAGGAACTACAAAAGCATTACCTGCTGTTATAGGGAACCCCTGACTATTTAACTCAAATCTACTGGCAGTGGTAACGCCAGTTGAATCTGTAGCCATGGTTTTGGGTGTGGTTATTCCAGGCTCGTAAGCCTTTAACCACCAATTCGAATACAGCTCTCTATCGTATTCTGGAATTATGAATGATACCGGAGCGAAAGCCATGTTATATTACCTCTAAATAAATCAGTGAAAGGCTAATTATGGGTTATTTTGTATTGTTTGTTGTTCTTTGTTACTTGCTGATTCCAACGCACCAAGGAGAGAAGGAATCAATTTATCCGCTAGGCGGCTTTCTTGCTTGCTTCCTTTTTTCGTATTGCTTAATCTCAGTAGTGCATTCCTAACAGCTTTGCTTTCATAGCCTTTTGAAGCAGCTGATAGAGAGCCACTGATTAGGAAAGTAGTCAATGGGTCAGCTACAGCACCACCACCAACAGCAAGAGGAACCAATTGTTGGCCTGTCGGCGTAGAAACACCAGCTTGCTGCGCCCTTCTTGTTGCGTCAAGAAGTCTTATAAGGCCATCTACTTCTTTCTTCCCTTGATCTCCAAAAAAAGCCCTTACCGCCTTCTGCCTTGCCGGTTTTTGCATGGCGTTGATAAATCTATCTGGATTTATATTTCCACCGAAGAATCCGCTTTCGGACAAAGCATCCCTTATTATTGCTGCTTTAGCTGACTTTCTGCCTTGCGGGCCAATAAATCTATTAAGTCTGTTAAGCTCGCTTAATTTTCCGCCTTTGATGATATTTGCAACGCTTTCGGGTGAATCAGTGCCTTTAGTCAGTAACCTTTTAAGCTCTGTTTCTTTTGCTTTTCTTAAATTGTCAGCAAACAATCTATTTGACTGTATCCATTTTGCGGCGGCGCTCCTGTCGTTTGACTTAGCAAAAGACAGTAAGTCTTTATCAATTGCAGATTTAACAGATTGAAGCGGAACAGAAGCCTTTGTTGGTAGTGCTTCGCCTTTGAAAGCGGCACTAATGTCATCAATCAAGTTTGACCTGAAATCCTTAACTAATGAGAAGTCTGCATTCTGTATAGACTCTTTAAGGCTTGTTAATTTATCAATAATTGCAGGATCAGCCTCACCTCTAAGCCTTGTTTGTCTTGCTATTTGCTTGTCTATTGCTGCCACTGTGTTTTCTACTGGAACATCACCAAACTTAACCAAGGAATCAACAGCGTCATTCCTAATCTCTGAGGCTTTGGCCAGCCTTTCAGCTATGCCTTTCTCTAGGTTTTTGATTATGTTTGCCTCAAGTGGAGAGTCGAGAGACACGCCAAATTCTTGCGCTATATCTTCTATAACGCCCTGCCTTGCTGTTTGTTGCTTTGCCCTTGTGGCACCAGTGCCAAAAATAGGGCCAAGTTTCTCGCCTAACTGCTGTAGTGATTTGGCGGCAAAAGTCTCAGGCGGCAAAACATCAGATGTTAGTACATCAACACCCCTTCTTTCTCCTTCTTTTATAACCTGCCTGGCTGCCTGTGGGATGTCCCCTGTTACAGCTTGCTTAGCCCCACTAAGAATGGCTTGCAATGGAGCGGTAGCAAACGGAGCTGCAGCACCGCCAATCAGGGCACCTGTTTCACCGCCAAGCTCTCTACCTATTTCCTCACCAGCTCCAGCGGCGGCACCACCAGC